GTAGCTAATATTTCAATTACTATATTTGCCCAAGCCAATGTCATAGGATATGATGCGTTAAGTGAAACAGAGTGTGACACACGCATAGCAAACATAACTTGTTTATTAGGGGCAACATATACAGATGATGGGAATCTCATATGATTACGTGATACACCTGTACCTGAAATATGTTGCATAAGCATAGGATTATTGGTTGATGGGGCTGCGATGATTTGGTCAGCATTTTCATCAGCACCAATATCAACCGTCTTAGAATATGCAGCAATATTGTACTTGTTATTTCTATCTTGAGATCCAGACTTAGCACCCATTTGAGCTTCAATAGTGATAGGCATATCAAACTCACGATGTGTGTGGTTCTCAATAACTAGAACGTTTGCGGCCTTTGTACTTCTACGAACAGTAAGTCCATTCGCAGCAGCACGGTCATCAAATAAGATTGTTTGTAATGTACTGATATTAGCGCCAGCAACGTTACCTGCTAAGTCTTGTCCAGCCCAAGCGCCTTTTACAACACCAAGGTCTGTACGTTTAACAGGGAAGTCAAGAAATGCAAATCTACGTACGTCTGTAAGCGTAGGTGCACCTGTTGTGACTGTATATTTGTACAGAGGAATATCGTAACGTAAAGCTGAGTCAGTTGAAATATCGTACTGAGGTTCATCTTTAATCGCTTTAACATTCACTTGGTTAAGCATATATTCATAAGAACCATCTTCAGGTGTTCCGTAAGAAGAGTTGTCTTGNGATAAGTCAAGCTGGATAACAATAGTACCAGTTGAGTTAGCATCAACCTTAACATTAGTCAATTCACGAAGAGTAACTAATCCACCATTGATGATAGCAGACCCACCTTCAACGTCAACAGAAAGAGTTTTAGGTGTAGCTTTAAAAGCACTATCTGGTAAGTCACGAATAACACCATATGTGCGACCTAATATAGCACGTAACATACGACGTTCTTCAGATGCAAATGATTGTGATTTATCAAACGGATACCCAGTGAAGAGTTGTCCATTCTTGTTTTCAATAGCCATTATTCTTCTCCTGTTTCTGTTGTTTCTTCTTCAGTTGGATCTTCAATATTGAGATCTGGCTCAGGAATACGAGTGTCAACTGGTTTAGGTTTAACTGTATAACGTTGATTGAACTCGTCCATCGTTACAGAATATACAGAACCTCGATCGTAAATCAGAAAATCTCCCGCGGGGCAAATTTTGAATCCGAATTGGGTTTGGAACTCTGCATGCCATTTTAGCATTAATAGATCCATATCGAAACTTGAACCCATTTTGATCTTAGGCGGAGTTGCTCGCATTAAGCCTAAAACCCAATCAGGAATTCCTTCAATTGTTTCAGCGGTAATCTCTTCTACTTGCCAATATAGTATTGTAGCCGTAGCTGAGTTAACAATCGCTTCATGGTTGTTTCCCATTCTATTCTCCTTTATTTAGAGTACTGTGGTAAGTCACTTCGGATGTTACCAGCAGTTAAATGTAGCGTATTCTTATCTGAGTCATAAGAGTAAGCTGAAATATAAGATTCCAATTCAACCCCACGATACTTGATAAGGACTGGATAGCCGAGAGTTGTATAACGTTTATCCAATTCGTTATCAGGATTGTTGAGGACGATATCGAAATCTACTGTATGAGAGTATTGGTCGATAGATGTTACTTGTTTCGCCATGTTAATATACTCATCATTAGTCCAAACGTGATTAGGGTCTTCATGAGGCTCATACACAACCATATCTACAATAGGATAGTTCTTAAAGAATCCTGGTTTAGGTGTGTCAGGTGTGAATGTACCATCATCATTGAAGTAGATTACTTTAGGACCTGTGTTCAGGTATTGTGTAGGGGTATTCTTTTGTACAAGAGTTACTACGTTAACACCTGAGTTTGTGTTTGGACGAATATACATGTTTACATTATCTGTATCATATTTAGCGGCATTGTTCAAATCCAAAGTTAATCGGAAGTACTTATCATTAGAATATAAATCATTCAAGATATTGTGGAATGCCATATGATGTTTAATACGCAAGTTACCTTCACTATCTAACGTAGTAGTAAATCCACCATAAGTTAGAGTGTGTTGGTAGTATTGTTGAATATTACGCATCAAATCTAAGTAGTTGACAGAAGATGCATCTTGGATTGTACGTGTCCAGGTACCGCCTGATTCTTTTGTAGCAAATGACCAGTATGGATCATTAGGAGAACCAGCAGCATTTTGAAGATTAGCAACGAACTGAGTATATACATCATACAGATACTGACTAGGGTTTGCACCTTTATAAGAACGTTCTACAACCTTTTGGTCACAGATTGCTCCAACAGCATCCATAGCTGTAATAGTGGTTAAGTCGGTTGATACAACACGTCCGAAGTAGAACGGCACTGTAATATCTGTTGCAGACTTAGCACTATCAGCCATAATATAGTTAGGCTCAACTCGGTGCCATCCATATGGATCACCCATCATCTCTACAATAATGAAATCCATAGGTTTAACATTATATTGTAAAGTATCAACGTTGAATGTAGAAGTCGCAGTTGACATTGTGTCCATAGTGATGACATAATCAGTAGCCACAAGGACTTCTTTAATCTTACCTTCACTATGAACTTTGATAGTTACAGGAATACCCAATTATACCACCAACCATTCTTTCTTATATTCTACAGTGATGTTAGGTCCACCGAATCCTTGAGTATCAGCGGCCAAAGCAGTATCTAATTCCAAGTGTGATAATCCGACAGGGATACGAATCCAACCTTGTGTAGATGGGTCGATCGCTGTGGATACATCTTGGTAACTTCCATCAGCACCATCATACAAACGTGTGTAACGTTCAAATGGATCAGATGAAACAACTAGATAGTTACCCGGTTCGATACGAAGATTGTAACCTTCAGACTGTTTGATTGTCATATTTAAGTCACGGAGATACCATTTAGGATTCTCAATAACCTTGTCTTTAGCACGAATTGTAACACGTAATGAACTATCTGTTTGAGTACCGAAATACATAGAATCGTTCTCAATGTCAAGCAAAGGAGCGATCTTAGTATAGTCGATTTGGTAAATAGTTGTACGTGGTGAGATTACAGAATATGGTCCATCAGCTTCTTTCTGTACAGAGCCACCTTTAGCAGAAAGCTCNAAGTTAGAAATATCAGTCACAAATCCAGTATTCGTTTTAAAGAACATTGAATGAACAAACTGTTGNCCTGCAGGAACTACAAAGCTAATAACATAGTCATGCCATTCTCCATCAGTTGGATCGGCAGGGCTAGATACGAGAGTTGCGCCTACAGATGTACCACCAGACATAGCTCCTGAGTTACTAATAAATATAGAATCAAAAGCAGGTTTAGCAGTATTGTCGTATGTATAGTCAACTAGCGTATCAGCAGCATCATGGAACGACAATCTAAATATGTTTGATGGTTTAACCGTTGGGTTCTCTTCTTCACCAAATGTTAGACGAGCTTTAAAGCTGGCTTCAACACGAGTTCCTTCAAGGAGTTCTTGTGCAAGATTCGATCTAACAAATGATTGGCTAGAAGCTTCATCCAAAGTTAGGACATTTTGATTCTCACTGTAATTGGTTAAAGTGGTCAACCAGTTCTCACCTTGAGCCCAAGCTTGCCAAGCATCACCTTTGTAATATTCGGCTAACGCTCTTGTTCCGACAGGTTGTGTCTCTTCAAAGCTACTATCTATCAGAGGACCTTCAGGAAGTTCTCTCCAGTTGTATGCTCCACCGACAGTAACGTCATCAATAGTTGATACACGACTAAGTTTGAAACCAGCAACAATAGCTGTAGCACCAATACCAGCATTAGCAGTGACATTGTATGCATATCCTACAGGAGCATATCCGCTTTCTTGTGCTTCATACACGTAACCTGTGACTTTATGCCAAGTATTATCGTTAGGAATGTCGATAGTTTTAGGAGCATTCTTATCAGTAAGAGTCATAGCTGTAAGCGTACCAGCGTCATTACGGAATGATACTTGACCTGGATTCATTGGCATTAGAGCTGGGCCGTCGTTCTTTATAAAGTATTCAACTCGATAAAGATCGCCCTTCTTAACCTTGATACCAGGAGTATACTGAGCAGTATCGAATCGGAATCCAGCTGCACCAGTAGCCGTTTTAATAGTGAATCGACCCCATCGTGTTATACCGTATTGGTGTAGCTCATCTGTAGAACCATAACCACTAAAGTCTGATGACGCACCAACAATAACTCCAGGAATAAGAGGAGCTGTTGCAAAGTTAGCAGGATCTATAAACTCCCAGTTAGGAGCTAGTTGATCACCAGGTGCAATTGAGTATTCGTCATCATAGATTTTACCAGCACCATAAACAGGTTCCGTCTCTTTAGCAATAGTTTCCCAACTATACCAAGGAGTATTACATGACAAATCCAATTCTTCTTGTAAAACATGAAACTCTGCAGCATCAGTTTTAGTAATCTTTTGGAATGATACGTCACGTATAAATTCACCAACATTAGGTACATCATAGTAAAGCTTTAAACCACCAACGTTTAAGAATTTAAGCATTGAATGGAATGTTGCATAAGGCTTATCAGAAAATGCACCAGTTGTAATTTTGAGTTTTATTTCATTTCGCTTGATATTAAGTTGGACATTCGTAAAGGAGCTGTAGGCTTGGTAGACAACGTTGTCCATTTCAAGCCCTAGTCCTTCTGGAGAGTGCCCAAAGTTCTCAACTTCCATGAAATCTAATGTTTCGTCATTTTTGTTGACGAGCTTTAGTCTTCTTTCCATTAGCGTCTTGGTACCCTTCTTAATTCTTCAGCAACTACTGTACGGAAGCGATCACGGAATTGTGCCATAGTGTCTTGAGCAGATTGTCCATCAGGAACAGTCATTTGAATACTTAGATCACCCATAGTAATATTTCCACCAGCGCCTCCTGCAGTAGCATAAGTGTAACCATTTTGATTTGCGCCAACAATGGCTGATTTGAGTTTTCCGCTGAGACTGTTAGGGTCAACGTTACTCATGTCAAGAACTGGAGTAATGGTTGGATTCCAGTCCATGTTGTCATTCATTGTGGTTTGAATATCTGAAACAGCGTCAAGAGCCATTTGTCCCATACGAGCAGAAGCGGATTGTACTTTACCGCTCATACGATCAATACCTTCAGCCATACCCATAGGAATGAATTGACCTACTTGATCACGGAACTCTCTTGATGGTGAGTGAATACCTAAAGTTCTCTTAACGGTATCAATAGCACCTTTAGCCATACCTGAAACAGAAGAAGCAAGTCGACCAGCAGCACCACTAACACCATCAATGATACCTTGTACGATATTGCTACCAATAGAGGCTAAGTTACCAATAGCACCAGAGATTTGTCCAGGGATTGATGTGAAGAATCCAGAGATTGATCCCCATAAACCACGAGCGCCTGATACAGCACCATTAACAACTCCAGCTAATGCACGTGAACCTGTATTAAAGAGTCCACTCCAAGCAGAAGCAATCTTACCAGGAATCTGTGTGAAGAACCCAGCAATTACACCCCAGATATTACGTACACCGGCTACGGCACCATTAACAACGTTGTTGAGTGTTTGCACACCTGTGTTGTAAAGTGCAGATAAAGCCTTAACAATATTACCAGGGATTGATGTAAAGAAGTTAACGATTGATCTCCAGATATTACCAGCAGATTTAATAGCACCACCAATAAATGATTGGATAGTGTTCTGACCTTGTTTGTTGATTTCACCACCAGATATAAAGTTAATGATGTTATTTACAATAGCATTCATAAGCTTCCATACGGCAGCATTCAACTCAGGACCTTTGGTATCTACTGCATCAGCTAATCCATTAACGAACTTGATTAAAGTGTCAGCGGCAGCATTAGCAATCATAAGAGCATTATCACCAATTGCAGTAATAAATGCAATGATTATCTGAGTAGCAGCATAAGCGATTTGTCCAATACCACTTGCGATACCCAATAAGAAGTTCACAATTATATCAGTACCAGCTTGAATGATATCAGGCATATGTTCAGCAAATGCTGTAAGGAGACCTTGTAATATCATTAAACCAGCTTCAGCAATACGAGGTACAAGTTGTACTAACGCATCAATTAACGCTGTAATAACTACAGAAGCAGTTTGAATAAGTAATGGTAATTCGATCATGATACCTAATAAGAACTCATTAAGTATCTTACGACCAACTTCACCGATCTTAGGAACAACAGTCATAAATGCATCCAAGAATTTAACAAGGAAGTTGACTACGTTCGGAAGAAGATCAGCAAGACCATCAATAATAGAGCCAAGGGCTTTAACTATATTTGGCATTACTTGAACAATACCAGCTAAGAGTTGATCAAATGCATCAATTATAGCTTTAGTAACTGTAGGTATTAACTTAAGACCTTCATGTACAGCTAGAACGAGGTTCTTAACTGCTTTAGACATATCAATCTTAGATAGTGTCATGAATGCTTGAGCAAGGTCGTATACACCTGCACCAAGTCCCATGATACCAACGCCTACTAATGCAAGACCTGCGCCTAAAGCTACAAATCCTAGTGAGGCACCTGACATAGCCATACCAGCAACAACTAATACGGCCATACCAGCAGCGAGTGCAACGATTGATTTAGCTAAGTCACCAGCATCAACTGAAGCAAGCGCTTTAATAGCAGCTGACATAATCAGCATAGCTCCAGCAGCAACACCTAGACCAACAGAACCAATAACTAATGAAGCCATAGCTCCAGCAGCACCTTGAAGACCCATTGAAGCGGCAACAAGTAATGCAATAGCTCCAGCGAAGCCTACAAGACCAGCGCCGATTTGATCCATTGGTATTGATCCCATAATCTTCATAGCAGCAGCCATAGGAAGCATTGCAGAAGCCATAATCATAAGTGAAGCAGCACCAGAGGCATTACCACCAATGAACTTCATAGCAAGACCCATAGCAATAAGACCACCTGACAAAGCAACCATAGATTTACCTAATGATCCCCATGACATTGATCCCATTGATTTAAGAGCGACTGAAAGGATAAGCATTGATGATGCCATACCCAACAGACCTGCAGCTGACTTAGGAGTCATAAGTTTAGCAGCAGCTACCATTACGCCAAGACCTGCAGCAACACCTGTAAGACCTTTAGCAAGTGATTCCCATGACATTGATCCAAGAGACTTGATAGATACTGACATGATACCCATAGCAGCAGCCATACCTACTAAAGCAGCAGATGCAGCCAATACTTGAGGACCAGAGGCAACTTTAGAGATACCTTTAAGGCCACCAGCCATGATACCCATTGCAGCAGCTACGCCACCAATACCCTTAGCAAGCTCTTTCAAGCTCATCTTAGACATCATTTTGATTGGTACCATAAGTAGTGTTAAGGCGTCAGCAACGAGAATCATTGCAGCTGAACCGGCAAGAACACCAGGACCTACTTTACCCAAAGATTTCAATCCAGCAGTCATAATTACCATTGCAGCAGCAACTCCACCTAATCCTTTGGCTAATTCACCTAGATCCATAGTAGAGAATACCTTAACTGCAGCAGACATGATCAGCATAGCGCTTGCAACAGCGTTCATAGCTAATGATGCAGCCATAACTTTAGCTACATTCAGATCTGCTTTAGAGATACTTACAAGACCACCTTGTACAACTTTAAGAGCTACAGTAAGAGCAGCTAAAGAAGTAATGAGTTTATCAGTCTTAACGTAAGACAATACTAAGATTGAAGCTGCTAAGATACCTAATGAGATAGCGATCTTCTTAAGTGTATCAGCTTTGATGTTATCAGTAAACGCACTAAGCGAGTCAGTAAGTTTATCAAACACTTCAAAGATGTTACCGATTGATTCACCTGCATCAGCAATACCTTTACCTAAAGACTTGAAGTTCTTAGTTACTCCAGAGATCTGTTTAGCAAAGGCGATGAAAGTACCCATGACAGCAATGTTAGACCAGTCAATACCGTTGAACTTGCCAAATAAACCTTGGATAGATTCACCAATGCCTGAGAATATCTTGCTAACCATTGCGCCGACAGCTTTAAAGCCACCGAATCCTTTAGTCATATTCTTGATACCAGAAACAATAGAGTCAACAAATTTATTGAATCCTTTACCAGCTTCTTGAATACCTTTGAATATATTCTTAAGTCCTTCACCCTTTTGAACAGAATCGTTGACTGAAGTAATCCAGCGTCCGAGAGCGGCAACCATATCTAGGATGCCTGTCCCTGTTCCTTTAGGGATCATATTCTTAAGAAGAGAACCAAATAAGCGAATTGGTGTCAAAGCAAGTTGTAATAAGCTTGCGAGACCTCTAGCAATATCTTTGAAACGGTTCATCTTCTCAGATGTTGGTTCCATGATTTTTGCCAGAGCTTTAAATGCGTTATTAAGCGCTTTAGCTTGTTTCTCAGCTGTTACACCGAAGACATCTTTGAACTGAGATTTAACTATTTTGATTATACCGGTAAGCATCTTCATTGAGTTAATTAAGGCAGATACAAAGTTGTCTCGTCCGCCCATCTTAGTCCATTGATCAAGCATAGCATTACGTGCATTAGCCGATTCAGATACCATATCACCAAAGATGTTACTCATAGGTGTCCATAAGTCTTGAGCTTGGTCTACATTACCAAATACAGTTTCCCATGTTTGTGCCCAACCAGAACCAACAGACTCTTTAGCGGTATCCATGAACGCTGTGAAAGTTTTAACCTTAGTCGCAGCGTTCTCATAAGCTTTGTTCTGTTCGAAACGTTTAGTTGCTTCGATCAAGACGTCAGTAGACAACCAACCCTTTTGAAGTTCATCAGTAAAGGCAGTTGTTTGATCGACAGTTTTACCCATCTCTCTAGCTACTTCCAAAGCTGTTTTCTTGAAACCTTCACCGAAACCTGCATCAGATAACTGACGGAAGTCTTGAAGACCCATATAACCACGGTTCAATGATGGAATCAAGGCAGTTTGTAGTAAAGATCCCATACGGTTTGCTTCTACACCAGTAGCGGCAGCCGCATTATAGAAACCTTTAACTACGTGTCCAGCATCTTCAAGCCCAATACCTGCTGAGGCCATTGAACCGATCGCTGTAGTCATATCAGAGAAAGCGTAAATAGTTTTATCTGAATATGTATTTAAATCATTCAATACTTTGTTTACGTCACCAACTGAGCGACCAGTATTTGTCATGATTGTTGTGATAGATTTCATCTTCAGTTCATATTCACTATAACCATCTTTAATTGGATCAAGTGTGAAACTTTCGACGACTTGTTTACCGGTTTGGATTGCATTAGTTGCTATATTTCCCAAGGCAACTGCAGCAGCTCCTGCTAATATACTGAACTTTTGTGATACAGCTGTTACGCCGTTACCAATAGTCCCAATAGAACCGTTAATAGACCCCACACTGCTAGATACATCACCAGCAAGTTTCTCCATAGGGGCTCCGCTAACATTTATTGAATCGCTTACTTTGGCTTTAAAGCTTCCCAATATCGGTATCTTGGACATTATACTACCGACAGCGGATCCAATACTAGCGCCGAATTTTTGAAATGGAGATGGATTAGCTGCTACGGCATCTTCAGTACTCTGTCTAAACTTACCCAATAAAGGGATTTTAGATAAGAGATTTCCGATACCTGAGCTAATTGTTGACGTGAATTTAGAGAAGCCTGAGGCATTAACCTGTGTAGACTTTTCTATATTTGACTTGAACTTAGTTAAACCTGCGATGGTTTGGTCTAAGTTTTTCATAAATGCAGAGTTCTCAAGTGTTAGCTTATAGATCTCTTCATCGACGGGTCTAGCCATTTCTTAGCATCCTTTCTACGTCCGGTTTCACAAGACCTTTAACTTGTTTACCAGCTCTATCCAAAAATGGTCGTGCGGGAACGTAACCACCAGTACCTGTACCATGACCATAGTGGATAAGAATAGGGATAGGAACTCCATCCCTTGTTACGTTAGAATTAGTTACCACCAATTGCAAACCACTGCCTACTTTCTTAACATCATAAGAATATGAGTTGGCGGTTCGACCAGTATCAACAGGGGTCATTCGTTGGTAGATGCTAACTGCTTTATTTCCATTAGATTTAAGAGCAGCCATATAGTTGGCATTCTTTTTCTTTTGGAGCGAATTAATGAGTTTCTCTGCACTTTTAGTTGTACGAGAAAGTCTAAATCCTTCAGCCATACTTACCCTTTACTATTAAGCTTGGCTCTACGCATTGCATTAATCTCAGCGTTTGTCTTTTGAACTTCTTCCTTAGGCATTTCCTCACGATTCATAAGCATACCAATAGTTGATATTTGTGTAAGGAGTCTATTGAGGTTCCAGTTCTCGCATTCCAACCATAGTCCACTTTGAGCCATGTAGCTGTATATAACTTCTGAGGTCATAATAGTTTTCGAATTACCATTATTTTTAGGCTGCGTTAGCTTAGTAGCTGTGGTAAAGTCACCCATGTATTTACCAAGTTCTTCAATGATAGTAGGAGTAATATCAGCATGTGTGAAATCCGGATCACGACACATCATTACCATAAAGTCTTGTACTTCTTCAGGTGTCTTATTATTGTTTTCTAGGAATGGCTTACCATATTTGTGTTCCCATTCAGTCACTGCGACTAATGAGTATTCAAACTCGTAGGCTTTACCAGGAATAAACGTTTGAGTTGCTTCATCGTATAGCTCTTCACTTACAATTTTAATCATGATTTACCTCACAAAAACAGAAAAAACGATAGGAAGTGTATTACTTGTCTACCGTTTTTATTATACTTGAAGTTTCTAGTCTAAATTTGTTTTTGCCCAATCAGGAGTAGTTGATCCTACTACACTTGGCTTAGCAGCTGCGGGCTTAGTTGTTTTAGCAGTCACGATACGATCTGCATCTTCTTTAGGTGTGAGGGCTTCCATGAAATTAAGGAATTCTTTACCTTCTGGGTCTTGCATCATATCCATGAAGAATTTAGAGAAAGCTTCTGAATATGCAAACCATTCACGAAGATCTTTAGTCTTTTTGTATTGACCGTTTTCACGAATACCAAAGGCTGAAAGAATCAAGTCGTCTGCAAATCCGATAACTTCCTTGAAGCTGATGCGTTTGTTAACGAGGTCATCGATAAACATATCCCAGTCAGTGCTGATGTTACCCATTACACTCATAGCTTGCTTTTTAGTCAAGTGGAACCATGCTTCAAGAGTTTGTTGTTCACCGAACTCATCTACGTAGTTAATAGTCTTTTTGATCATTTTGATTGTCCTCCTAATTGAACATGTTTTTGTGATTGCCCGTATAGTCAGATAGCACATCTATTGAAATCACTATCCTTCAGCAGGAGCAGTGAATGTTGCAGTAACTTTGGCTGATAATTCAGATCCCTTAGTTGCTGCGATTCCTTTGAGGAATTCGATTTGTTCAGCGTCGTTATCACCTTCTGGATCAACGTCGAATGCTTGTACTTGAACAGTAACTGTGTCACCATCTTGTACATCACCGAGATCTGATTTAACCACAGTTACGAGGTCACCACCAGATACAACAGCTAATCCTTTACTTGTGTCTGTGCCGTTAAGCTCACTGTAGTAAAGTAAGTGTGACAAAGCGTCTGCTGAAGTTTCCCATTCAGCTGTTAAAGAACCGTCTTGCTCAAAGTTTGCTGTTACTCCTACCGGAGTTTCAGGCTTTTTTGGCGCTTCCTCTTCAGAGCCTCCATCTTCAGGATCAGTTGCAGCACCGCCCATGATTTCAAGAACTTCATCAGGTAATGGAAGACGAGCTTCTTCAGTACCACCGTAGATTACGGCTTCGATAGCATCCATTGCAGCTTTAGAAGCTTTAGTAGAGTCAATAACTACGTGTGCAGTTGGTTTGAATCCATCAGCTGTAACAGCAGCAGGAACTGTTTCGAAGTCCCATGAAAGACCAACAGCTTCAGGTGAGTCGTTAACTGTAGCACGGTCACGTGAAGATGGTGAAGCTTGTCCACCGTATACCAAGTGGATTTGGTAACCGTAGTCAGTACCTTCGATATCATTACCTACAAGAGTACGATATGAAAGACCCCATCCACGACGAGTTTGTTGACCGAATGATACACCTACAGCAGCTTGTGCAGATCCATCACATTCAGCCCATTCGTCAGGGTAAGTGAATGCAGAGATTGAACCTTTGAAGTTTTCAGCTGAGATAAGGTTCAAGTATTTAATATTGTCAGCGTATTGTGGTGAAGCTTCAGCTCCGTCAGGTGCTTCAGAAAGTCCAGTAAGACCGTTCCATACAACACCAGAAAGGTATTCACCAGTTTTTTTGTCTTTAGGGTAAAGAACACCGCGGTCAAGACCTGTTTCGAACAAGCGTGATCCGACTTCATCCCATTTCAATTTTGGCATTTGGGTATTTCCTCCAGATTATAATGTGTTATAAATAGTAAACACTGCGTGTGCGATACCATCAGAGACGAACTGATTCTTGAATTCTATGAGATTAAATTTCTCCATGAACTCTTGAATCAGAACATCGTCATCTGTATAAGTATCTGTTAAGAGCGTAACTTCATAAGCTACGTAGTTGATCCAAGTACGATTATTAGCATACTGCGTTTCACCAAAGCTTGGCTTATACGTAATGCATGGATACTTCAAGCCCGTGTTCTCACTCGCATTGTAGTGGACGGTCGGCAGAATCTCCGTTAATCTTTTATGGAACTTATCACGGTTCACTGACATGTGTAGCCTCCTGTTTCTTTGGAAGCGTGTCGATGTCAACTTCTACAGCAGCGCCTAATCGTATGCTGACTCGTGGTCTAGACACTACTACGCTACTTGCTTTGTAAGTTGTTCCACAATACTCGATGTATGATATGTGGCGTAAACGGTCATTTTGATCGTTAGCGATGATCATACTCAACTCCGTGTTTGCTTCGTCATGCTCGTTTAAAGTTTGGCCGTCACTAATCGTGTAACCAGAAGATGCGACCTGAGCGGTTAATGGTTTGCTAACCGTGTAGACGTAGGACCTCACACCTGCTCTAATCTCTTCTTCTTTAGGTGAACGAAAGGCGACCCTTACGATCGCTTTAGCCATTCAGCCTCCTCAGCTACCTATTAAGGAGCTTCAGTTCCTTCTTCTTCGTCGCCACCTTCGTTGTTACCAGCGTCAACTAAGTCAGAAGCATGTTTCTTACCAGTTACCCATGATGGAGTAGTGTGGAGACCTTCACCACCAAAGTTCAACTTACCAGTATCAGTAGAACCTGCATTAGTTACAGTAACAAAGAATGCTGATTTAGGAACTTGGAGGGCACCTGAAAGACGAGTTTCCATCAAGTATTTTTGTTGGTTGAAGTCGATATCGAATTGTTCGAATGTAGCGATTTGACCACCTTTAGAACGACCGAATACGTAGTCAGAAAGGTTAACAACATAAGCTTCACCGATAGCTACTGAACGGTAGTCAACGATTTCTTTAACACCGAGGTAAGCAGCGATATCAGCAACAGTTGGAAGTTTGCCTTCGTAACCACCGAATACTGGACGACCATTTTCGTCTTTAAGAGTACGAAGTTTAGCAACGTCGAATGGGTTCATGTAAAGTGATGGTTGACCTGAACCTTGGTAGAAAGGCATAGCCATAGTCATAGTATCAGCGAATTCAGACCATTCTTCAACTGTCAATTTCATTGTGAACAAGTCAGAGTCAGATTTGATTGGAACGATGTGAGCTGGGTCGATCTTGTCTGGGTTTGGTACAGTAGATCCACCGTCGTTAACTGTAGCTGGACGGCCGTCACCCATGAATGCAGCACGAACGATTTCTTCTTGCAATTTTTGCAATTGAAGTTCTTGGATGAATGAAACCATATCGATACCGTTTTCGCGGATATCTTCGATGTCATCACGGTCAAATTTCACTTTACGGTAAACTGTAGTTGGAGTGATTTCACGGAAGAATGCAGATGTGATTGATTCCAATTTTTGGTTTTGTGTGATGTATCCACGTGCACGAGCTTCTTCTTCAGAAACATCCATGTAGATATTTTTGATACGAGTAGATGGTGTAGTACCAAAGCTGCTCATGATCTTAGATACGTTAAGACCAGCTGGGTTGTATACTTGGATACCACGTTCGTTCTTAGTTTGTGGGAACAATACGTCGATATTAGTTACACCGTTGTCAGCGTGCATCAATACATCGTTTTCGATGAAGTCGTATGCTGGAGCAAGACCGTGTTTCAAGTCAATACCAGGTTTAGTTGTGTTACCTTCGCTGTCAACTTCGCGGTCGAAACCAGCAACCATAAGGCTGTGTGCCAAGCTTGAGCGAGTATCGATAGCAGCCATAAGGGCAGCGTTCATGTCAGATTTGTTAAGAGCCATTTCAATATTTCCTTCTGAGTGTTCGAGGATTTCTTCCTCAGCGTTAAATGCGTTGTGTTTCAATTCTTCACCTTCTTCGTCAGAGTGTTGAACGTCAGATCCACCTTTACCTTCAAGTGCGCCAGCAACAATGATTTCAAGAGCTTGTTTTTGCTCGTCGTTCATTGTGGCGATAACGTCACCGATAGTACGTTCAGTGTCAGCATGTTCCATGTCTTCACCTTCTTCTTCATCTTCAGATTCTTCTTCAGAATTATCTTTAGATTTTTTCTTGAGGTCTTTAGACTTTTCGTCCAATTCTTCCTCATTTTGATTTTTAGTGTCTTTAGCCACTTCTTCTTCTCCTTCTTCAGCAGAATTATCTGCATGCATGAGAACCTCTGTAGTAATGATCGCTTCATCTGAAACTTCAGTTCCGTATGCTGAGTGAGCCATTGCGTATTCGATCTTAGCACCAGGGTTGGCACCTGCGACTACTAATGACACTTCATAGATCTTACCACCGACAACGTCTTGCCCACGTTTACGGATTCCACGAGCACCAATTGACATAGAGTTCAAATCTCCATGACGAACTAGTTCTTTTGCGTCTAAAGCTTTACCAGTTTCGTTGAAGTATCCTTCACCCCAAACACCTTCAGCTTTATGAGTTAATTTCATAGTACCTAAGATGTTACCTGGTTTACTATAGTTATGTTGCCATACCATAGGAACTTTAGCACCGTCCATGTCAGCAAATGCACCTTGGCGAATAGTTACACCATCAGTACACTTGATGTCGTTTTTGGTTACCCATCCAGCAAAGTCAGGTTTTTGTGTCATAACTTCACCTTCTGTTATTATTATTTGATACCCAGTGATGCGAGGTCAGGTGTTTCCGGAACTTTAAGTGGCGGAATACCTAGAGCCTCATCAGATGCTGGATCGGTATCGTCAGGAATGCCATCGCCATTAACATCCTGTCCAGCAACTGCAGTACCACCCGCTTGGTTCTTGTCAGAGATATTACGGTTGTAAAGTTCATTGGCAAGTTGATTAGGGTGAGGAGCGATTCCTAAGAATGTAGTACGTACTTCATTAGGTGCAAGGATAGCATTACGTGTGAACACCTCAGCAGCAGATGCCAAGTTAGCCACAGCCATACCTTTGAATGGATTACGATAGAACGCAATACGTTGACCTTGAGTACGAGCAGTCTTAGTTAAAAATGTTCTGTTGAGTGAATCTATAATCATGGTCAGGATTGGATCTACTGTGCGAGAGAAATATCTATTATATTCTTCTTCTTTAGCTGTACCATTCATGACAGCTTCAGTGATACCAGTTTGATTATAGAAATCTTGTTGTAGTCTACGAATATCATCAAGAACATTATTGACGATATTACCACCGGTGTTAATCCATTTTTCGTTAGCGTCTAAAGATGCAATACCGTGTAGAGAGTTAGCCATGTCATTGTCAATAGACTTCAGACGTTCAGCGGCTAATTGCTTACGTGAATCATTCTTCGTTGCATAAGGAAATTGGATGAACCCGTTCAGCTTACCTGAGGCAGCCTTAGCATCTTGAGTATTCATCAGCTTGATCTTTTGCTCAAGAAGCTTAATTGTTTGATTACGCTCTTTAAGGATAGAATATAATGGCGACTCAACAATAGCCACTTGTTTCTTAGAAAGAGTTAAATCTTGGTCCAATCCTGTTTCTTCGTTGTAACATCTTACCCGAATATGTTTAGGATACCATTGCATGATTTTTCCAACACGCATGCTTGAAATATCATACGAGCCTGAGTCGTTAGGGACGTCAGATGTCTCAGTAGGAACAATAGCAATAGCTTGTTCATCTAGTAGAGACCACACGATATCAAACATGAGGGCACGACCAGTTTGGTCTATATTTGCTGATACAGTTAGAGTATCAATCAAGTCAGAGTTAACAGGAGTTTGATCTCCAGATACGGGATCTATTTTGAGGTGACGTAAATCAACCATAGATGCATCAAGAGCAATACGGTTAATAATCGCATTGACAATATCAGATCTACTATAGGAATATCCCTTAAGATAGTTAGACGACTGGCGATTGAATCCTGTACTAAAGCCAGCAGATGCCGTACTAATTATCTCAGCCGGAGGTTCGTTGTGTTTGAATGCATTGATAGAATGTAGCAAACGATTTGCATCTGTCATTTACATGAACGCCTCCTGGTTTCGTTTATAGGCAACCCAAGCATCCATTAAAGCAGCTACGTTATCAATCTTTTCTTGATTACGTTTCTTAGAAAGCTTGTAGTTACCATTGTTGTCTTGTATAGCTACAGCATTACCCATAGCATACTTCATCAGTTCTTCATCAAAGATTAACTGACGAGTTTCGGCCAAGTTTTTCAATTCACCCAAAGGAACACTTTCGGTCTTGGCCCCTTGAATTACTTTGTCTACACCTAAATCGCCGTTTTCGTTTATCCAACGGTATACAAAGTCTTTAGCATTGTACACGTCGAAACCGAACGCAATTACAGAGTAATCGTGTTGAAGTATGTGTTCATCTACATCATCATAAACTTGAACCCAGTCTAAGACTGCGCCAGGCATGACGACGAGCGTGCCCTCATCAATGAGTTCATCATACTTTTGTCGGACAGCGGTTTGTAGACGGTTGTACTTAACTTCAGAAATATATGATCTAGTCTTTACACCGAACCTACCACGACCAAGTGGGAAGAGCCATGTGAACGCCCAGAAGTCATCCCCCTGAGAAGCATCCATTCCCATTGCGCATTCCATATGATCGAAGTTCTGTGGGCGGTGTACAAGTGTTTCATCGTATGTAAAGAAGTAAGTAAAACCTTCAACTGGTATTCCAAAGCGCTTAGCTAAGATATCATTTCGTACTGAGGGGTTGGCTTCAGCCCTTTCGATGTCTCGTTGATATGTCTCATAGGACACAGTAACTCCAATATTAGGGCTCGCCTTCATCCACATGTCTGGATCATTTACTTCGTTGATATCATCAAGTCGGTAGTACCAGATAGATGTGTAGGGATCTTCGTATTCGCCACGGAGTGTCTTAATTAACTCCATTTTGATTGTATCACCCACTGAGTCACGAACCGTACCTTCAGAAGATACAGAGAGTATAATGTAATCTTTGTTCTTAGCGGCACCTTGTTCCAGTGCACCGATGACGTCCTCTTTAACGTCTCCAGATAGCCATTCATCGACAGAAGCGATCTTAGGTCGTAGCCCTTGAAGCTTATCGATTCGCATTGGGCGTATCTCCAGGATTGAGTTAGTTGCCTTGTTCTCAATACCTTTCTTTGTAGAGGCCAGTAATGCTTGTGAGTATGTGGAACGAGATTTGTTAGAACCTTTTGTTAAGAACTTAAACAAAGGACCACGTGACCGTGAGATAGCCGTCGTGATTGGTTCTAGAACTTCGTATGATTGTTTCATTGTAGGTGCAGTAGTGATCTGCTTAGTAGTAGCAGGATCGTTTACCAGCACATGCGCCTGAATAGTACTTTCATACAAAGACTTAGAGTTAGACCGAGCAATGATTAGATACTGTTTGTTGCGTAACCTTTCTTTAACTCGGATCATCTCGTATCGGTGAGTTTTAGGATTATAAACTCGTTTCTCAGGGAAGTGATACCAAGAGAGTAAGTCTTCTGCCCAAAGTTTAAACGTTGGAAGAAGAGTTAAGTCCGTCCCGTCCGTGAGTGTTAATTCGTTTTCACAGAATTTAACATAACCATCAATCGCCTTCGGATCGTAGTAATAGTTTGGATTAGCGATATCAGCATCAATGCGTTGCATCTGTAAAGACACGAACTCATTAACTGGGATCTCACCAGCTAAAACTCGTTTACGGAATTCTCCATACTCCCTTGGTACAGCGGTATTTGATAGCATTTAATAACTCCTATTTGTAGCCTTGCAATTTACGACGTTCGTTAGCGGCTGCTGCATGTGGATTACGCTTCTTATTCTTGGTTGCTTGTTTCATTCCTTCGAATGGTCCACCCATGATTGTAGCCATGAATACTTTAGCATCATCGGCATACTTATTATGTGTAGACATACCAAGCTTAGCAGCATTATCTATATACTTATTGTACTTAGATGTTGCTACTTGGTTTTTAGCGTTATAAGTTGCGGCTCTGACAATCTTTCCTTTACGCTCTGCATGAGCGGCAATTCGAGCACTGTCTTCCATCTTCTTATGTTGCTTTGTAGCGGCTTTAATCTCACGATCGTAAGATTTTCGTTTTCCCCACTTCATACCAACAACGCCGTAGTGAAGTAGAGTGTCTGAGATTGGTTTAGATTTTTCAGTCATTTTGATTTCCTATAACAATGAGGCAGCAAACTTAGCAATGTGTTTACTTGCTTTAGTACGCTTGTTAAACTTGGTTGCTTCATCCAAACCTCGATTAAGAATGTTTGCCGATTTAACATAGTTTTCATAACGTTTGTTCGCTGACTGTCTTTGTTCCATTACAAGACGCTCGTAGTTAGATTCTAGTTGCATACGATCAACACGCGCTTTCAGTTGCTTATCACTTAGTTTGTGACGAGTTTGGAAATCGCGATCTCGTTGCTTGTTTACTTTCTTCTGAACTTTAACATCTTGTTTGAATTCTTTGCGTTTAGCTAAGCTATCTTTGATTTGAGCTTTTCGCTTTCCCCATTTCATTCCTAGAACACCGTAGTGGAGTAGAACTGATTCATTATTGTTTTTCATGTTTTATCAAAAGCAAGTCTAGCATACCACAGGAACTTATCAGCTTGTGCACTCATAGCGCTTAGAGCAGATGGTTGAGGTGGATCGAATTCGATCTTAGTTCGGATGTTAACGTACTGTATGCACAGCGCTTTGTTAGCATCTTCAGGAGAACCTACAAAGAAGTCATCCCAGGTTAAAGATCTATCGAGATTGACACTGATTAGTTTACCAGCTCCGATCATGTTTAGATCAGCTAAGTAACCATCCAACGCCATAGCAATTGTATCGTCAAAAGAGTCATCAAATGCATCGCTAATATATGCCTTAACAGATTCAAGAATAGTCTTAGGTTCTGTTTCGATAGTTTCTTGCGTTGCCAAATTGTTTTCTCCTTTCTATTAATACATGGCCAGGCCACGAGCAAGTTTGATTAGACTGGTTTTACTTTACCAGAGGGTTGTGTCACCGGGTTTCCGCTCTACCCAGATCTCACGCTTGGGAGCATAGTGAATTTTGTTGTGAGTATCGACTGAACAGGTGATTAAGTTGTTCGGATCAAGACACTTATCTGTAAGGTTCTCGATATCATACTCAGTAAGCGGATTCAAATGATGGACGATTATCTTTGTATAAATATCATTATCATCAACGCCAAGGTCGTAAGCGAAGTCACGATCTATAGCATCCTTACGAGCTTTACGCCACCAAGGATTGTGATAGAATGGATTACTCATAGTAGCGGCTGGAGTTCTGTAACCTCGTTTCCAAAGTGAAGCAAAGTCCAACCGATCTGAATAGTTATTAAACTGCATCAATTGTTCGTAAGTTGGGAATTCCATTTTGCGCTCCTAATAATCATACGTAGGGAAATCATCCTCGGGGTCCGAGTCTTCCCAATCTTCAGGATCAGGATCGGTTCTGTAGGACTTGAGTGCTTTCATAACTTCAGCTGAATCGACGTCATCTTTACTACGAGATAGGATCTCATTAGCTTTAGCTTCTAGAACGATACCTTGTAGTTCAAGATTGCGGCGTTCGATTATAGCGGCTGGAGATGCAGCTTTCAACCAATAAACGATTTCTGCTGCGGAAGCGGTTCCATCTTGTAGACGTCGAGCTGACAAATCCATAGCAAGAGCCATCATTTGTTTCTCACGTTCTTGAGGATCTCTTGAAATCCGTTGGACCTTTTCAGCATCCATCGGAAGAATTTCATTGTTAGCCATTAGTCTTCTTTCTAGTCTTCTGGAGTATCCTTAAAGACGTTCTGTTTGATACCTGCTTGTCGCAAGCCCATTACAGCATCGTCAATGAAGTCATCCAGTTGATCGGGTGTTAGTTTGAAGAAAGGCATCGATTTGACGATGGACGCTAGTTTGGTTGTAGCCAAGTTTTTCTTAGCATCGCCATCTAGACCCTTTTCTTCAAGTGCTGTTGTGATACGTCGTGCAGCTTTTGCAACTTTGTCCAAACGCTTGTTGTTAATGTGTTCCAATATAACAGTGATATATGGGAATACAATACCAACGGCTGAGACGATTATTGTAATATCACTAATAGTCAGATGCATTAGTACTTCCTCCATGTTTCTTCTTAGAGTGACCAGTGTTAATACGACCATGAGCTTCTTCAATAGCTTCCATGGATACTAAGCGTCGCCTAAGATTTTGGTTTTCAGACTCTAACGTATCGACTTTAGTTTTGAGAGTGTTGTACTTGAATTCAATTTTTCGAAGCCGACCATTCTCAGCCTCCAAAGTCTCGACACGTTTAGTCAAGTCTTTCAAATATCGATTCGTAATATCGCTAGTCGAATCTTGCTCTTTGGTTTGCAAAGTTGTTCTAGCAGTGAGCCACACAAACATAGGCACGATAGCTCCGGTAATATACTTTAACCATTCGCTCATCTTATTGTGTTACCTCACTTGTTTAGGTTTGTGTCCTTGGCGTATATCAGGATTCGTACACAGATACATGCCGCCAATACTGCTGTTATAGCTGTAAACGGTTTGAGCGGTGTGGTCTTGTCTAACACGTCGGTTGCGGTTAAAACAAATGTCCAACTCCATGCTCCAGCATTCAAGAGAATTGCTAAGAGTGACAAACGTTTACGAGTTATAAATAAACTAATCAGTCCGATGACAAGTAACACGATTCCGTAGTAAGGGAATGAGAACGTATCAGGGAGATTAGGATATATGTCAGATGTAATGTAGGCATACACTATTAATACTATTCCAGTTAGTAGTGTTTCTACGAATGTGACATACCATTCAGGATTCACAGAGCCCTTCTTGTTCCTTTGAGGGATCATAGTTTACCTTCCTTGGTAGTTGTTGGTTGATTCAGATCAGTTTTGGGCTTTAAACCACCACTTACCGTATACTTACAATGGCTTTTGTTTGTATGGGATTGCGTATTTAATCTTAAGGAGGACATTTGGCTATGTCAATTATATACTAGGATGGTAAGTGGCAGTAAAAAACCCAAAACGTTTTCCAAAAATTCCCAACGGAGCTTTTTTTGGTAGATCGGNNGAGCGNNGCAGAGAGGATGTAAATCTTTAG